TCTACAGACGAACCAAGAGTGCGGATGGCGGCAGCGCCATCTTTTACAAGGCTAGTGTCGTCTGGAGTTACCCAGCCGTAGTTTGTAGTCGTTGCCATCTATTCTCCTTGATTAGGCTACTATTGTAGCGTTATTCCAGTCCAAAGTAGGACTTATTGTGTTCCATGATTCGGTAATTGGTACTGAGTTCCATCTAAACGCCTGTAGGCTGAAAGCAATTGGTGAGACTATAATTGTCAGATCCAAAGCATTAAATCGACTACTCCAAGTCCAGCCCTCAACAAATCCTTGATAGCGACCATCGGCTATATTTAACGGTAAATCTTCAATGTCAAGAGGTAAGCCCATAAAGATACCTAGAGCCTGATCGCGTGAGGCATCTGGGATATTTGGGTTAGCCATTGGAAAGGTTATAGCCTTAAACTGATATTGAGGGTAAGCACGAATATCCAAATAATACTCAGCTTGGCTTGTGGCATCCGCACCATTTTCAAGGCTTGTTAAAATGTTTTGAGCTTGTACACCATAAGTAGCAATAGATGTTGCATCTTCGGCTGTTTTTTGATTGTTATTTTTATAGGTAATTGTGACTTTGTTTCGAATGTCACCCAAGCGTTTTGAAGTAGCGATACCAGCGGCATAAGCCCATCCACCATCAACATACTCATAGCCATTAGCTGCAAGATATTGAGAGCGATGAGTTGAGTCTGCATATCCGATCCGACCAGATGCATCCTCATATATGTAGCCCAAACCTGAGCGAGCCAAATTGGCTACAAGGCTATAAACATCTGTGGAAGCGGCTGTTCGAGCAGTAAGCTCATAATCTCCTGGTCGATCAATTTCGCCTAATCCAGAATTCTCAGCATCTGCCCAAGTTGTTGTTGGATCATACGCAGCCCATGTAAGAGCAGCTGGCACTTCATTCCATTGATTAAATAAGACTTGTGAAAGGATTTCAAATATCTGATCCCCATCAAAATCTTTAGCCAATACACCCTCAGTTAATGATTTAGGCAGTTTGGATAATGCTCCAAGAGCTGTAATAGTGACATCCTGGGTAATGGCTGGTTCGCCAGTTTTAACTTTTATATCAATGTCCGAAATGTCTCCACCGAAAATTGGAATATAAGTGCCAGCTGAGTTTTTTAGTTTTACTGTTACTGAATCATTGACATCAAAGGTAATAGCTGATTGGTCAAGATTCTTTACTGTGAATCGACTATATCCAGCAATAGGCTGTGAATAGATGTCTGAGCGCCCTTGGGTTACTGTTAAGTCAGCAATGACTAAATTAGTTATATCTCCCGCGCCATTGACCTCTACTGCCCAATCTGGAGTCCAAGCTGTCATACAAAGGCACCAGCACCAAGAGTCCCACGATAAGAGGATTGATTAAGCACATCAACGATTTGGCGAGCTGTTGATTCTGAATCGATGGCGCCATTGACTGTAATGTTATTGTTGTAATTTACCGCTTGACCTGAATAGCCGCCGCCAGGTGCAGTTACAAATGGAGATGCCTGAAAGCCTGGCATTTCAAAACTAGCCCTGGATGCGTTGCCAGATCCACCAAATGTTAGGAATTCTTTAACCTTATTGCCCCAATCGAAAAGAGTTTGAAAGGCTTTGATAAGCAATCCTACAGCTGTAACAACAGCGCCTATAGCAACGCCGACTACCTCTAAAGCTATTCTAAAAGCCCCACCTAGAAATGGTGCAAGATATTCTTTAGTAAAAGTCCATAGAGCCGAAAACGCCTCTTTGTTATCCATGACCGCAGTTTTTACTCTGTCAAATATAGATTTTAATCCATCAAGAATTGGAATCAAAATAGTTTTAGCAACCTGGATGATGTCTGTAAAAGCATTTTTCAATCCATCTCCACCTTGGAAACCTTGAATAAATGTTTGAAGGGCGGGCATTACATATTTAACAATGTTTTCAACCATTGGAGTAATCGCCTGGAGGATAAAGGTTCCAACGGTTTCCTTGGCTTCATCAAAGGCAATCTTTAGGCGATCCATTTGTCCCTGGAAAGTGTTAGCCTTAGCGGTTGCCTGGTTTTCAAAGGTGTCACCTAATTTGGCAAACACCTGCTCGGCTGTCATGCCAGCAAGTTCAGCCTTAGATAATCCGACCCCTAGTTTGCCTAAAGCGGTTGAAGATCCTTCCTGTGCTTTGGCAAGTGCATTGGTTACGCTTTCTAAACTTTTCCCTGTGCCCGCCGCAACATCAAGCGCAAGAGCTTGTAGCTTCTGAGCTGATGTAACATCTCCAGTAGCTCTAGCAAGTCTTTCTAGACTAGGGCGTAGATCATCATCTGTAACACCAAAGGCTAATGATGTTTTGGTTATATAACTCTCTGTAGCTTTAATCTGTGCATCTGTGGCGCCAGTCACATTCTTCAAAGTTATTGCAAGTTTTTCCTGAGCAGCTGCATCTGCAATAGCAGACTTAACGCCATCAATTGCCAACTTGCCAGCATAGGCAACAGCGGCAGCCCCAGCAACAGCAAATGCAATGCCAGCCTTTTTGCCAAAGTCTGCAATCTTGCTACCAAATGTTTGCACATCATCTGTGCCTTGAGTTAATCCCTTTTTTAGGTTATCTACATCTGCAAGGATCGAGAGCTTGAGGGTTCTACTGCCAGCCATTATTTATCCCACTCTTTCACTATCTTGCTAAATGCTTCTTCCCATTGCTGGATTAACTGAGGCTGAATCTTACGCAATGTTGGATAAATGAAATTTCCCTCATTACCTCTAATGCCAAACCTAGGTGTTCTTGATGGGAATTGCTTATAGCCTTCATAAGTACCAGACACACGCTTTCGGCTTTTAATGTCAGCACCAAACTCTGCACCTGCCAAAAGACCATTACCGCCAGCAAACCCCACATTGAATTGAGTAGTTGCTCCACCTGAAAACTTTTGACCAGCAAATCCAAATGAAAGTTCACCAATCTTGGATGACTTGGATACTTTGAAACCTTCTGCAATTCTTCTAGCCACATTTGGATTAGGCGCAGATCCAGCGGCGGCTGCAATTCTTTCTCCAGCAAATTGAGCTAAACCGCTAGAAACACTTTTAGCTTGATCCTGTGCTTCTTCTGATAAACCCTTAAAGGATCTAATGATGCCGCGTAGTTCAGCTTTGTCATAGAAAATAAAGTCACGCTGTGGAGTAACATCACTTGCCATTGCGTGCCTCCAATACTTCTATCGCTGTAAGAATATCCTCCGCGTTTGACCACTCAGACATCGGGATCTGGGTAGCGATCGCAAGTTCGACTAAAAGCCTACTTACTGATCCACGCTCATGGCTTTTGGGTTATCAGATCCTAGATCAACATCTACGACTGATTCCATCCATGCATCAAAAGGTTTGGTTGGCTGTGTGCCAGCCTCCCTTTTAACCGCTGAATGGGCAACGAACAGAATGTCCCAGATAGCTCCAAACTCGGAGATACTTTTCTTTTCTGCTCGCTCCCATTTAGCAAAATCAGGTGGATAAGCCACGATTGTAACCTGCTCGCCTGATTGGTATTTAATTGTCATTGTTTGTTGCATTTGTTTGCCCCCGTTTTAGTTCATTAGCTGAATGTACCTGTTGGGGTAGATTCTACCTGGAATGTAAGTGAAACTGTTTGAGCATCTGGCGCTGTGCCGTTTGGTGATGGGAATGTTGGAAACACATTACCTGTGAATACTGCGCCTGTTGCAGCTGTAAAGCTGAAAGCAATCGCTGTGTTAGGTGCTGAGTTTGCAGCTGTCCATAGTGACTCACAGAGCGATCCAGTCGCTCCCCAGTCTGCAAGCATCTCTACTGTAAGTGTTGAGTTCGCATCTGTAACTTTGTAAGCGCGACCATCTAAGGTCTGGTAAATTTCGCGTGTTTGTTCGACCGTAAGGGCGACACTTGTAGCCTGAGCATCGTATGAAACTGTGGCGATAGTCAGAGCCAAATCACGCCCTGTTATTACTGTTGATGGCATATTTTTCTCCTATAGTGTTTGAGTGTAGTAGGTGCTTAAAGTGATATCTGAAACGAGCAGAATCGCTGCTCCTACCTCTGAAACGGATGGGCGTGAAACCGACCCTATTTCATATCCTGCAGGGATAGCTGCAAGAATACTGATTATGAGTTGCTCTAGGTTATCCAGGGATGCTGGATTGCTGTTATAGGCAACTGCCGCTGAGATTACAAAATTGAGTCTTACCTTTGTAGTTGATTTGTTAATGAGTAGTAATTCCATCATTGGATCTGTGTATAGGATGGCTACCGCTGGAGGCGTTACCGTCTCAGGCACATAAGAATAAACATTTGCTGCAACGCCAGATAGAGCAGTCGCTAAAGCTGCTCTGACATCTGTGGCGATATTTGATGGCATTAGCCAATCATCGTTTCTACATCTAGCAACCCGCCAAGCATGCCTGAGACACGATTGAAAAGTGAACGCCCTAAAGCGAAAGGTGAAATATTAAAATCAACTCCCTGGATCGCTCCACCACTTGAGTTACGAGCTTGGAAAATCTCTTTAGATAAAGCTGTGACCGCTTGTTCGACGACTGGGTTGCCTACATAAGTAGAAGCTCCAGAAAGAGTTACTGTGCCAGATGGGATTACTTTTCTTGGCAAAATATCTGCGTTTGTTATTGCAACAGTAAAGAATGGGCGACCCGCTGTGTACATTCCATCAACATATAGTGATGAGTTAGCCTCATAGAATGTAATGTCTTGATCGAAATCATTAGAGCTTAAAACTGTAAAAGTACCGTTAAATGGAGCGCCTACACCTGTAATGATTACGCTCTGATCTTTAGAAAAGTTATTTGTGCCTAACACATGGAATGTAGCAACATTGCCGTTTAACTCAACAGCATCAATTGCGCTGGAATATTTGACAAGCATTGGAAGAGTGACCTGCTCGGCTGCATCAATAATATCTGCAAGCACGCTATCTGGATACAAGGATACAGAAACGCCAAGTATAGTCCTGAGATCAGAGACCGTAATAATTGTTGGCATTTCTGCACCTTCCCTAAAAGGGTGGGGGAGCGATCGGGAGCAACCGCCCCCCCACATTTACTTATTTATTATGCAACATTTAGCTTACGGAAAGCAGCTGGGTAGCGATTAACTACACAAACATATCCGTAGAGGCCGATTTCTAGCTGACCATTTGCAACGATATTTGAACGCAACTGAATTTGTGCGCTCTCATGGAATCGCATTGCATCTGTTGGATATACCAATGCATGCTTTGCGTTTGCATCGTCACCTGTGTAGTTAGCATCAACTACCAAGTTAAGACCTGCAACTGTTCCGTTTGTTGAGCCTTGTGAAATAAGACCAGCGGCATTTTGAGGTGCTGCAGCTGCGAATAGTGGTCGGTTTGAACCATCTACAGCGCCGAGTAATCCTGCAAAATCAATGCCATCTTCTCCACCTGTTGTTGCAACCAATAGGTTGTTTGGTGTCTTACGCATTACGCCATAAGCATCTGAGATACCTAGAGCAATAGCCTTGTAGATTGATGAAGATGATGATTGTGTTGCGTTTTGTGCTGCGATCTGTGCAGCATACTTGTCTGTCTTCTGAGCATAGCTTGCAGCCAACTCGCGGATATACAGGTCTAAAAAGCTTGGGTCAGATCGGTCGATGAGTTCGACATCGAGAACGCCTGCACCTGCAAACTTAACTACTGTGTCTTCCTGGAAAGTTACTGCAGTATCTTGTGATGCAAACTCTGCACCTTCGGCTGTTAATCCTACAATTGCTTGTGCGCCAAGCTTAGGAGTAAACACCTTCATCCCAGAATTTGGGAGTGCTGCTCTTTCGATCGAATCAATGAAAGGGCGTGATGAATCGATAATACCGATAACATCCTTTAGGTAGTTTGGTGGAACCATACCTGTGTTTTCTGCAACTGTTGCAACTGAAAGTGCTGCTACAAGTGCGCGAGCATCTGAATCACCGCGTAGTGCTGCGATCTGTGCCTTTGCGTATTGTCCCGCTGTTACATTTGTATCTACGCGTGGTGTTGCGTAGGCAACAGGAGCATATGCGCTAACTGTTGTTTCTGCCTTTGCAGCTTCTACCGTCTCGGTAGTTACTGCCTCTGAAACGGTTTCTGCCGACATGGCTTCTCCTTCTGGTTGGGTTTTTGTTTCTTCACCTTCTGGATTTGCCAGCGGTGAAACTTTATCTTGATTATCTGCAGCTGCTACTTTTTCAACAACTGATCCTGGTATTGCTCCGTCTGTGACTAAGCTGACCTCTACGAGTTTGGATGCATTGATTGCCATAACGCCATCTTTGTTTTCCCATGAATCAACTGAAACGCCAACAGAAAACATGTCGCGTAATCCAGTAGATGCCTCAATAAGTGCATCATTACCAGCGTTTGT